CAATTAAAAAATATATATATAACACAACATAATACATAATATATGGATTATTTGAAATACATAGACCAAAATAAAAAGATTAACAAATTTAAAAATTTATGTGGCATGGTGTACACCATTAATATGTATTTATTTGTTATTTTGAATTCATTATTAGGAGATAAAATATCAACAAAATTACTAAATTTGCCATATGATAAATTAGAGTTAGCTTATCATACAATTATAAATTTATCTGATATAAGTAAACCAGAAAAGAAATTTTTTAATAAATTAGTAAAATATACACATACGTACAAAATAGGCCGTAATACTAATTATATAGATGGAATTACAGATTTATTTAACAGTACATCTGGTCTTCTAACATGTGAAGATGGTCCAATTATACTTGAATGTTTGGAATTTTCCAAAAATATAAAATTTACATAATTAATTTATAGCAACCATTAAATCATAAAAATATATAAATATGAGTATGATTATTAGTACAATCCCTAAATAAAATAGGCGGCCATCTTTTGTAAATGTATTAAAATTTATATTGAACAACAAAAGATCATCTAATATACTAAGTAAAGTATCTTTTGCTCCGATTGCTATATTTCCTATAGATTGATTATATATAGGTAATGGCTCTACTTGTCTATTTAATATAGCTAGTTTTTCATCTAATCTTTTTCTCATTTCTATGCGACGTCTATCTTTGTATTGTTCAAAGTCTCTATTGAACCTATTTATTTCATACCTATCTTCATTAAGTTTATATATATATTTGCCATCATTTGTCTTTATCATATCATTATGAAATACTCCTTGATCTACACCTATATCCATAAAAAATTGATATATTATTTGTATATAAAAATATATATAAATAATCAGTATATATGTTATTCTTCAAGTGCCCAACATGCAAGACTCTTTTGGCAGATAAACAGATTCCATTTGAGGAAGGGATGGACAAAATATGCAATGATACAAAACTAACTGATGAGCAAAAAGATAAGAAGAGAAAAGAACTTCTTGATAAGTTAGAATTACATAGATATTGTTGTAGAATGAGAATATTAACTTATACAAGAGAAGAGTTAATATTAGTATAATATTAATTATTAAGTTGTTTTTCTTTTTTTTCTTTTTTTATCATACGTCTTCTCTTTTTAGAGAACCTATGATTTCTTCTAGGTGATCCGGGTTCTTTATTTGGATCTGTTTGTAATGGTATAATAGATTTTACCATTCCGACCCCTCTAGTTGTTCCTTCCCTAAAAAAGAAAGTAGCGCCTTCTTCAACAAATTCTGGATGGCCTATAAATCTAAAATTTACTGTAGCCTCATCACCTAATTTAAGGTGTTTATCTTCATCCATTTTGATTCTAGCGGTTTGTCGTATAGTGCCACAATGTATAACTGGAGTGTAATTATTAGATATAGTAGTTGAATGGTTCAATACTTTTACTAAAGCTATAAACTCATAACATACATTCTTAATATCCATACCCTTTTTAATTAGAATCATTCCTTTTTTAACTTTATTAGTATTGATTATAAGTTTTTTATTAGTACTACGAATAGCTAAACATCCATATTGTTTATCATGTAATTCTTTAATTGATGTCTTACAATTATCATGTAATGACCATATACGAACAGGAATAAACTCCTTCCCATACGGACCAAATAACATTTCATCGCCTATTTTTATAGATTGTCCTTTACTAACACCACTTACTACTGTACCTATACCTCTAGGATTAAATTTTGATTCAATATAAAATACTGTTCCAACATCTCCTTCTTTCATGGACCATACTGATCTTGGTTTTAAATTATACATAGCATGTCTTATTACATCAAAATAATATCCAGTTGTATTTGATATTGTTATAACAGGAACTATATTTGAACTATTTTCCATTAGATCTACTATATTTTTAACCTTTATTTTTGCCACATCTTCTTTTTCAGCTAATTCATTCGCTGGTAATTGGATATCATTCAGTCCATTAATAACATATCCTTTTTTATTGTACCTCTTAAGTATCTTTTTAATAGATATAATAGATCTATTATAAATTTTAGGATTGTCTTTAACAAGATCTACACGAGTGACTATTATTATAAAAGGAATATTCATATACAACAATATACCTAAATGTTCCTTTGTCATAGGCAACATACCTCTATTTGCTGCTACTACTAAAACTGCATAATCTGGAAAATATCCAGTAATCCCGTAAAGAGTGGTTTTTAGATATTTTTCATGACCACATAAATCAACAAGAACTAAATTTTTATTATCTTCTGTTTTAATAGTTCTAACAGATATATCAGATGTTTTGCCAGATTCTTTTTCATGAGGATGTTTTGCCACTTTATTTCTAGCATATCCATTTCCATCATCTAATTCTCCGTGGGCCATTACACCTATAAAGGAACTATTGTGGACAACTGAATAATCTGATAACATAAAACGCTTATTATTATCCACACTAAATCCATAATATTCACCTGTTCCTATACACTCAATACTAAAATATAATTTATCTTGCGTTGTGTTATTTCTAAACCATCTTAATTTTTTATTTTCAGATTCGATATAATCTTCGACAGATATTTCGACTAACTTATCATTATTATCCAACAAACACAAAATATGTTTTCCATTTACTACATATTTTTTTTTATCATCTGTTTTAATCTTGTATAATAGACCTATACCTGAATGAACTTCAAGAACTGTTCTTTTTGTAAAATCATCACCTAATAGAATATCTCCTATATCAACATTTTCAACATTAATATGTTTATAATTAAATTTCATTATGGCTGTTCCTTTACCGAAACATTTACCACTATCTACACTGCCTGTAAGGACAACACAGACATCTTTATCAGACATTAATATTAAATTTAATATTAAATGTTTATATATTTTGGATTAATAAAAATGATGCATATAAAATTATATAAATATACATATTATAATATGGCAAAATCTACAAAATTATCTGATATTGTAATTGAAAATATCAAAAATAATAATAATAATACAAAAAAATATAAGGAGGATGATATGATTGATATTGTGGTATGTATATCAGAAGATATACATGAAAAGACAAAATATAAAATATGTTCGCAAAATATAATAAAATCAATAAGTAGGAATATACATTATTCTAAGGATAAGGATGTATATTATTTTGATGTAACAAATAAAAATTCAGATTTTAAAGACTTTTATAAAATATTGAAAGAAAATATAATTGATGCTGAAGTGGATGAACTAGAAGAATTAGAAAGTAAGTTATCAAAAGACATTTCTGGGTCAACATACAAATATCCTACAGAAAAAGAATATAATCTTATTAAACGATTAGACAAAGAATATGGCCCATACGGTACACAATGGATACATGATGTGCAAATAGATGATAAATATGATAGAATTATTAAAAGAAGAGAACAGCAATACTATATACTTAGAGATATTGAATTGCCAGAACAAAGAAGTCCCGAATGGTTTAAAATGCGGTCAACAAGAATAACTGCAAGTGATATAGGTACTGTTTTAGGAGATAATAAATATGAACCAGAATATAAATTTATATTAAAAAAAACAATAGGATCTACATTTACATCAAATAAATTTTGTTATCATGGGAAAAAGTTGGAAGAGATAGCAACTTTAATATATCAATATAGGATGAATGTTAAAGTTGAAGAATTTGGGCTTATGGAGCATCCAAAATATAATTTCTTAGGTGCTAGTCCAGATGGTATCTGTTCTCCATATAAGTTAGATGGTAAACATAAAACAGAATTTGTAGGGAGAATGTTAGAGATAAAATGTCCATTATCAAGAGATATAAATAAAATCGGGCCGATAAAAGGATATATATGCCCAATATATTATTGGGATCAGGTTCAGATACAACTTGAATGCTGCGATCTAGATGAGTGTGATTTTTTACAATGTAAATTAAGAGAATATACAGATAGGGACGAATTTATAAATGATACAGATGAATTAGAACCATTTAGATCTAAAAAATATAAATATGAAAAAGGTTGTCTTATCCAACTTTTGCCTAAAGACAAAATATCAGAACCGTACTGGCAAACAGTATGGGATTCTGCATCATTTATTTACCCAGATAAAATAGAAATGACACCATATGAATGTGATATATGGATCGCAAAACAGATGCAGGAGATAGCCACAAATTCTAAATATTATAAATATGTATTTGATAAAGTTATATATTGGAGATTAGAAGACCTATCAAATGTAACTATAAATAGAGATAGAGAATGGTTCAAAGATAGTTTCCCAAAACTAAAAAAAATGTGGGATAGAGTATTATTCTTTAGAAATAATCCAGATAAATTAGATATATTCACTAGATATATAAATACAAGGCCAAAGAAAATGAATAAGGATATAATGAAAGTAGCTGATACTATAATAAATACAAAAAGTAAAGTATATGATAAAAATATTAAAAATATATTAAATAAAATAAAAAAGGAAGAAGATAAATTACAAGAAAAAAAAGAAAAGTTATCTCAATCAGATAGATACATAAATAGTGGATATGATGATAGGGAGAAATATTCTGAATTTGAAGAATATGCATTTAGTGATGATGAAAACTAAAATAAAATTGATAATTTAATTTAATGATAATATATACTATTATATATATTATTATTATGTCTAAAACAGATATAACTACAAATGAGATCGATGAAAATCCAAACAAGAGACTTAGCGAAATAAGTGGTTATGATAAAAAAAATGATGTGGAAAAATATCAAGAGATAGTTCTTGACGAGATTATATATAATAATACAAATTATTATATCGATGAAAATGAATCTATATATGATGAAGATGGAAAATATGTAGGTTTTAGAGATCCCGTATGCCCTAAGAAAATAATTTTTTTTAATGATATAAAAAAAATGTTAAACAATTAATAATTTTTGTAAAGATTTCTTTATTTATTATATATTAATAGAATGAACAATAACTTTGATATACTTATAGGACCAAATGATAAAAAATGTGCATATGGAAGGACGTTCAATAATGGATCATGTATAGATGTGGAGTTGTTACATCTTATGGCAAAAGGTTTCAATGAATCTATAAGAAGGGATAATATGTCAAAAAATTACATAATAAACATAAATAATTCTAGATTACATAATGATCCTATTAATTATAAAATTTATCTATTAAAGGAGTTTTCAGTGAAAATGAAAAATTTATACAAATGTACTACACAAAAATGCTGGATAGAGCAGAACTTTGTAAATTTAATATTAGATTTTGCAGAAAATAAGGTGCATAATAAAACAGATAATACTAAACTTGAACAATTAACAAAATATACATTTGCTCCAGATGGCCCCAAATGCGATGAATGGTTATCTACTAAAAATATAGAAGATTATTTTGATCAGATAATGAAAATTGATAATAACTTTAAATTTTTAGGTGCAGTTCCAAGAGATTTTGATAATCTTCCTATACTTGGCTTATCTGATTTAAATTTTGATAAATATGCTAACAGAGGAATACATAAATTTGGAATAGTATTCAATCTGGATAAACATACAGAATCTGGATCACATTGGGTTATGATGTATTCTGATATTAAAAAAGGAACAGTATATTTTGCTGATTCGTATGGGATGAAACCAAACAAGGAATTTATTGATCTTATGAATAAATTTAAAAAATATATTATAAGCAAAAATATAACACCAGATATAAAAATATCTAATATAAAACATCAAAAAAGTAATTCAGAGTGTGGTATGTATTCTATGTATTTTATTAATTTTTTTAGGACAGGAGGATTATTTGAGAATATTTCAAATAATAAAGTTCCAGATAGTTTTGTATATAATTTAAGAGAAAAATATTTTTATGTTGATAATAAATCTTGCAAAATACCTAAAATACTAAGATCTTAAATCACATCTCTTCCCTCTTTCATTCCATGAGCACTTATAATTAGATTGAAAATAACATGTTCTTGGACTATTTAAATTAGGCGTTGGGCATGGATCAGATCTCAACCTTATTTTACTTAATCTTTTTTGTTCCATATCATATTCTCTTTCTAAACGGTTTATTTTATCTAATTCATGTTTATGTTTTCTTTCTTGAATTATATAAATTATTATTATAGCTAGAGTAACTAAAAGTATTCCGATAAAATATATATTCTTAAATATTGACATTATATATATTAATTGTACATATAATGTTTGATCATCATAATAATTTATTCTAACATATCTATTTGAATATCCATTAAATATGTATCACCGCCAAAATCATATAAATATTTATCACTTGATGTTTCATCTGTCCTTATTTTAATATCCAATTCTGATAATTCAATAGTTTTATCGAAATTTATTGTAGAAGGAAATTTTGGCGGATTATCAAAGTTATATATTAATATTGGTTTGGATTTTGATATATTTTCAAAATATATGTATAAATCAGAATAGTATTTTAAATTTATACAATTTTCAGATCTATACACATTCTTTCCAATATACGAATCATATTTAAATCCCAGTAATTTCAATATACTATTATCACATAGATTTATATCAAATAAAGTCTGACTACTGAATATAACACGTTGTTGATTATCTATTCTTGTGTATATACCATATAGTTTTAATTCATTATTTAATGTATCTATCAGTTTGTATATATCGTATACACCATCTGGTATAATTACTTTAATATCTTTATTATTATCAGTTAATAATAATAATCTATTATTATCTTCTGTTATATTATTCTTTCTATCTGGTATAGACAGATCAGTTATAGATATACTTTTAACGTGTTTATATGGATTTTCTGTAAAATCTAGGACACAGTCACTATAATATTCAGGGTCCATATTTTCTGATGGATCTATTTGTAAATTTATAGATACTATTTTATTTTCATTTTCAGTTTCATTATTTATATTATCAAATGTATTGTTTTGTAATATATTTGTACTATCATCATATTGATTATCATTATCAGAAATAAATATGTTAGATTGTAATTTATTAGCAGAATTTTTCATATCATTTATTATTGATTTCCATTGATTAGATGTACATGTCTGTACCATTACTGGATTAATTTGAGGAAAATTCTTATGACTTTCAAATATTGTTGTTTTTAATTGACTTATATATTCATCTAATTGATCATCACTTGCTGCTGCTAACAACTCATAACATATTTCATTCATTGCCCACCCACCCCCGTTAAAGTTTAAATGATTGTTATGAGAATACATATTTTGTAATTGTAATATTTTATTAATATCCATATTATTTTGTTGCTGATTTTGTTGCATTGTATATGGAGATATAGTCGGATCAAATTTACTTTTCCTATTTTGATTTTTACTCAATTCATTATCAAAATTTTCTCTTTCATTTATAATGTGATTTAGTCCGTTATTAACATTTGTATCTATATAATTATTATTATTTGATGTATTTTGCATACTCATTATATTCATCGGATTTACCATACTCATATCTCCATTAATTTGATTTTGCATTTGATTTGACATTTGATTAGGCATTTGATTTTGCATTTGATTTGACATTTGATTTTGCATTTGATTTTGCATTTGATTAGGATAAGACATTTGATTTGGCATTTGATTTTGCATTTGATTTGGCATTTGATTTGGATAAGATATTTGATTTGGCATTTGATTTGGATAAGACATTTGATTTGGATAAGACATTTGGTTTGGCATATCCATTTTCCTTTTTGGAGCATATCCTCTGGTATCAGTTCCATCAAGAGCAAAATTTATTTCTTGTGGTTTTTGTTGCCCATTATTCATATTAGTATTGTATGTATTAACCATGTTATTATTTTGGTTAATCGGTTGGTATGATTCATCTAATGAACTGAAAGTTATTTGATTTCCAAATGCACCATAATTGTCTATGGCATTCATACCATTCATACCATTCATACCATTCATACCATTCATACCATTCATACCATTCATATTACCCATCATATCGCCTTCCATACCAGCAGTATTTAAATTAGGTTTGGACTCATATCCCCTTTCATTTTCAAGTTCTTTCATACGTTGTACCAATACATCAGAATTATTATTATTATTATCAAAATTTCGTTGAGTATTATATATATGCATATTATTACCCATACTACCATCAGCTTGTATAAATCCCCCATTATTGTATTGTGGTATAGGAGCAAAGTTACTATCATGAGGCATATTATGTGATGGTACAGAGTGTGATGGTACAGAATGTGAATTACTTAATCCGCTATGACTACTATTACTGTATGAATCAACATCTACATTTTTATTAAAGCTTGGATAGTTTGGTCTTCTACCTACAACTATATTTCGTTTGCCGTATATTTCAGTGTCTCTATCCCTTTCAAATTGATTAACTTGTGATGTATTATATCTTTTTCTAGAATGTTTATTATTTTTGTGTAATTTTCGATCAGAATTTCGTTTATTTACAGTATTTTTACAATTTTTGATAATTCTTTTATTTAGAAGACTGACAAATATTTTTTTATCTGGATATCCAGACTGTTTATTCTTGTGTCTTTCAAAAACTTTATGCATTTCGGTAGTTAATAATTTTCGCACTTTTTTTTTAGATTCTGGATTTTGTATATTCAGCTCACGTTCTAGTAAGGCACACTGCCTACTTATGTTATTTTCACTGAACAATAGATTTGCCATCTATATTATATAACTGATCTCTAAATAATTGAAATAGTTTGAACACATTATCATAATATATTTGATATATATATAATAAATGAGCTACAATTCATTTCCAAATATTAATAATGGTATGAGAGGTATAAATGATAATAATTTTAATAGGAAAACTATTCCATCTAACCAATATCCACTAAATGGTGGATATGTTGGGCATCCAAATGGAAGATATAATCCTATAAGCACAAATAGTCTAAAAAATAATAATTTTTCAAATTTTGATATAGCATATAAAAATAATACTCCGATAATTGAGCAGATGGATTATACAAATTATAATAATATATTACACAATAATATTGGAGAAAATGTATTAGATGAACATATAGTAGAATATAAGATTAATATAGATTCCTTGGATAGAGATATTCAGACATATCCGAATCCATTTTCATTCAGAGTTCAATTTGATGCATTATCAAATGGTAATGTAAGAACAGAAAAGATTAAGAATGGTGAATTAGTAAGAGTGAATGATTATTTTGTTGGTGCACCTGGACCAAAAATTAACAAAAGGTTTAAAAATATAAAATACATAAAACTAGACAGTATTGTGTTACCGCAATATACAAAAACAATAACAAATGATTGTGGCGATATAGTTTTTGATCAAGATAGTTATCTAGTGGATGATCGTTTTGTAATGATATCAATAGATGAATTAGATGAGCATAGAAGAGTATATTCAACAGGTGATTCAGGTTTTAGGGTTGATCCTATAACTGGGCATTTAAGTACTATACCGAAATCATTTGGTATAATATATCCTGATACAAAATTAGGTAGAGTATATTATACTGGAACTCCATATAATTCAAATAAAATATACAATAGTAGTGATTTGGGTAATATAAATAAATTAACTATAAAATTTTATGATAGTTATGGCCAACTTCTTGAATATAATGATTTATGTTCATATAATGAACTTAAAGAAGCAGCAGATAATTGTGAGCCAATATCTATAAATTGTTTAAGACATCCGTTGAATAAAAAGATTCAAGTGCACTTATCATTTGTAATAGGTGTTGTTGAGAGTCAAATAAATAAAAATACAAAATTTGAGAAATAAATCTAAACATAATCTATAAATGAAAACATTATTAATAATTATATTAATGTTCTTAGTAGTACTATTTAGTGTGCTCTTTATTATTTATTATAATAAATTAGATACATTTCAGAAAGATAAAGAGGTATATTTGAATAATAAGGAAAAAGAATTAAAAAGTAGAGAGAAAAGAATAGAGGATATAGAAACATTAAATGATAGGTTAAATAAGTGTGAAGATACTATATCACAAATATCTGGGTTACTTCATACAGATAAAAATTAATGATTTATTAATTTATTAATTGATAAATTATTTTCTTTTAGTTGTTGCAAATGTTGTTGATACATTTTTTGTTGGGACAGATTTATTTGTTGTTGTATGAGTATGTGTATGTGTATGTGTAGTATATGCAGGCCGCACAACAGGATATGTCTTATTTGACATACTTGATCCAGCTACAAACCCATCAACGAAATTACTGCCATTATCTCTCATTACTACTCTAGTTGGACGTTTACAACTATAATCTATTATAGCGAATATTATTATGAATACTACCATAATTGATAAAACTACAAAAACTCTTACCAAAAAAACACCTAGTGGTACATTATCATAACTGGTAGCATATGTTGTATATGTATCTGTACTAGTTTCCCGATACACTGGATTATATTCCAATGTATATTCCAAATTGCAGCTACCTTTTAAGATATATGAATCTTCTGGATAGTCATAGCCTTCACATATAATATCTGATTTAGCTAATCGCAAATCACTATCTAACAATGATTTACATTCCCATTGAACATCATTGCCATCAAATCCTATATTGACACATTGTACTGATTCTACCTTATATGCATAAGTAGCTCCTGTTCCACCTACACATTGTAATTTTGAAACAGATGGATTTCTCCCAGCAACTGTCCATTCGCCTCTTCTAAATGTTATAGCAGATACATCTTGTAATCTTATACTATTATTATTTGAATACCTAGAATTACATCCTATTGATATGATAAAAAGTAATCCAGTAAATATTAATATTAATCTATTCATTCAGTTAT